CTAAAATCCTTCATCCATTAGCTCAGTGGCCTTCTTATCTGATACGCCGTTTTCTTCTTCAATAAGATGGACGTAGGTGTTAACGGTCGTTTCTAGTTTCTGATGTCGAAGGCGATGTTGAACATAGGGAAGGGACTCATGATTTAAGATAAGAATCGAAGCGTGTGTGTGCCTCATGGCGTGTGTTGTAACTTTGTTGATCTTTAGACGGTTACAAATACGTCCTAGCTCTTCGTTTGCATTCCCATTGCCCACGATTTTTCCAAGTTTGGACCAAAATACGAGGTTCTTAGGGTTTTTCATTTCGTGTAGTTCTAAATAATCTTTCTGTGTGATGCGATAGGCCCTCATAAAACGACAATAGGCGGGTCCTATGGTTATATCTCCATCGGCCTGTCCATTTCCCTTAGTTGGACGAAAAGCCTGTCTACGGGCGTCCCATTGCTGTTTTATGTGAACTATTCCATTATTCAAATCCAAATTATCCCACGTCAGACCAGCAGCTTCCTCGAACCTGGTTCCAGTTTCTAATTGAAACAGCATCATCAGCATAGTCATGTGGTCATAATCAGCCGTTTTAATGAGATATTTACGCAGTTTCTTATAATCGGACAACGTTAAATACTTTTCCTCTACGGGCTTAGGAGGGCGTCCAGTGACGTGTGCCTTGTAAGCAAAGTCACGTTTTAGAATACCATCGGCTACAGCGTCCTTGATTGCGGTGTGTACTTGTTGATGAAGTTTGTGAGATGTGGCAATTCCATGACTGCGACCAAATTCATTCAGAAATTTCTGATAATCCGGCCGTTTAATTGCGCTCATAGGTTGATCCTTAAAATATGCGGAGATGTGGCGCCAGTTGCCCATATATAGCTCGTGAGTATGACGCGATACACCGTCAGTTTTGTAAATTCTGATCCAATCAAGAAAGTAATGCTTTAGACTCTCGGTACTACGTGATAAGTCAGCACCTTCCAGCAGAGCATTCTTAGTTTTAGTTTCCCACTCAACAGCGTCAATTTTTCGCTTTTCTAAATGGGTAACCGACTTGTAGTTACCGTCATCATCTTTATAAGAGACACGGGCTTGCCATTTACCATTATTAAGTTTGGTTACAGACATGTTTCATTCCTCCTAATTGGAAATAACAATAGGTTGACATTGACAAACGTATGTTCTTTTCGGCTTAAAATATATACCCCATGATGGGGTATATATTTATTTGTGTTTTTTATATTTATGATGTTGAATATAAAATCCACAATCTTTGATGAGTTGCTCCAAGTAAATTTGAGTGTGTTCACTGATTTTTTGTATATCTCCAACCGAATTGTCACGAGCGGATTCAATGAAAGAAGAGGAACCATGTGCAAGGGAATTTCTAGTGTTTTTGATTTTTTTGAGTTCAAGATTATATTTGCCAACTTCGTTGGTATTAAAATTAATTCCGTGTTGTTGTGTAATAGTTAAGATACTTTCAAAGTCAGCATTTCCTGATAATTTTAATTGGCCATAATTCAGTTTTATGGGTTGAAGTGTTAAAACCGAATTAATCATGTCGTGTGCAGCCTTTTTATATTTGTCAGCTTTTGCGTCAGACTGATCCAAATTTTGAAAATGATATTTTTGCCATAAGTCTTGCAATGATTCACTTATGTTCGAATATGATAGTTGAGAAGAATTGATTTGATCATATATTGATGCAATTAATTCTTTTACAGTGGATTCCACCATGTTATAAAGCATCATAAATGCATTGGACTTTAAAATGACGATAAAGTCATTAAAACTATAATCATCATTACTCAAATTATCATTCAGATAATTTCCGTAAGGATTTAAATGATCAATACTTATGTTATCAAGAAATGTTAGTTGGTCCATATAAAAGTTAATTTCTTTTTGTTTGAGATAATATCCATCAGCTATTGTCATAAGACTAAATTCTTTCTTTCAATAGGTAATCACGTACTAGTTCTACACGCATAGTAACTCTTTTCGGACTGTTACTGCCATCGGTTGTTGTTGCTGCATGAAATTCCGACATATTCAATAGATAAGTAGTGTCATCAATATTAGTTGTTAGATTAGGTTTCTTTCTTAACGCTAAACTTATTCCAACCATGAGAGCCTCGAATCTAACTCTAGGCGTTTGATTTTTATCGTTTTGTAAAAATCCAGGTTTAAAGTTTGCTTGAGCAAATTTAAATGCATCAGTGAATTGTTGCTTTAGCTTTCTTTTTTTTGTTACAGTCCATGAAGCACCTTCATATACAATATAATCAGTTATAAAGTCCGTAACACTATGTTTAAAGTTCTTATAATTGTTTGAATATGCAAAAAAACGACTAACTAATTCAATATCTTCTTTACGATTAGTCTTTATGTCAGATAGATGGACGGTTTTTTGAAAGAGATCACTTTGAGCCAATTCTTCGATTAGTATTTGAAATTCATTTTTACTTAAGGTACCGCTTCTAATTTCAGAATTGGTTGCACGTTTTGCTGATGTATTTAATCTATTAAACAAATCAATACGTGTTTCTAATTCAGTTTTGTCACTTAACACAATGACACGTAATGATTTATCTTTTAATTTGCGTTGTTGTGCGATAGGCAAATCTAAAAACCCAAAATTATTTAATGCGGTTAACTTATCTAGTTTCTTTAGAGAGAACTCTTGTTGGAAAAAGGACACTAAAGTTGTAATTCTTTGAACACCGTCTACGATTTCCAATTTTCCATCTTCTTGTTCAGACAGGAAAATTAAAGGAATTGGATAATTCAATAGAAGTGATTCTATAAAACGTTCTTTATCATGTTGATTCCATACCTTATTTCGCTGATAGGTTGGAATAAAATAATCATTAGATTTAAATCGATCTACCATATAAGCAATTGGAAAATCACGGGTATCGTAATCAATCTGCTTTTGTAATGATTTTAGCTGAGTTTGTGCAATTTTAAGTTTCTGTGATGAAACTGTCATTTTTTCACCTACTTATATTTTTAATGATACTGTTACCTATTGATAGTGCAAGCTTTACTGGAACTGCATTCCCAATCATGATGCCCAGCTGGCGACCAGATATTTTATGATTGTCATCAAAAAAAACATAATTTTTAGGAAACGTTTGTAACATTGCACCTTCACGAAATGAAATAGCTCTATTTTGTTCAGGGTGCCCAAATCTACCATTACCGTATCCATAAAATTTAGTTGTGATAGTGGGGGCAGGATCATCCCATTTCATTCTTCCGTAAACTGAAGTATAAGACTTACCCGATTTTTTCTTGTATGCGTCCAGTAATAATTCTTCATCCCAATCATGCCATGTACCACCAGGCATCGATTGTTTAATTCGTTGGAGATTAATAGGATTTAGTTTAACCGCTTTATGCATTGGATCAATGCTTGAGGTTTCTCCGGCATTGATTTTAGGCAAATTATAGATGGTTTGACGAACAGTAGGATAATTATTTTTGTTAAACAAAGGGGACATTAGATCAATATTTCCGATTCGGCTAGCTAATAGTACAAGACGTTTTCTTGTTTGTGGGACCCCATATTCCGGTGCAAAAACTATATGCCAGTTGACCACGTAATCATTTTGTTTTAAAGTATTGATAAATTTTTTAAAAATAGGTTCTTTTGCTAATTGTGGGACATTTTCCATAGATACAATGTCAGGTAATATATCATGTGCAATTCTGCCAAATGTGTCCAATAAATCTAGTTTGTTTATTAAAACATTAGATCCCTTGTAACGATAACTATAAGATGAAAACGGCTGGCAAGGGGCACAGCCTGCAAGGACAGTTATGTCTGTATCGCTTGGATATAAATTTGCAATTGATTCACTTTTTATGGCTTTTAAATCACCTTGAATAAACTTTGAATGGTTATTATACTCATACGGATAGCGACATTTTTCTTCTATGTCTATTCCAGCAACAACATTTATTCCAGCTTGCTTCAAGCCACATGTTAATCCCCCAACACCACAGAATAAGTCTACAGCATTAATCTTCAAGTCAAGCACATCCTTTATTATTTATTTTAATAGGCTCATTCTATCAAATTATCGAAAGTAACTCGAGAAATTAGTATGTATTTGTTAAATTAGCATATAATGTTCAAAGCGAGTGACGGGAATCGGACCCGCGACTACAGCTTGGAAGGCTGTCGTTTTACCACTAAACTACACTCGCATAAGAGCCAACAATGGGTTTTGGTCGGCTCAACAGTTAATTAGAATGTACCTACAATTATTTTTGCTTAAGACGATCAACCATATCTCTTTCCATTCCTTGGATTATGCGGCCACATTCTTTCCTTGAGTAGCTATCTTTTGTAAGATAAACGAAAGCATACAGATTAATAAAAGAGGTTAAGTCATTAGTAATGTTATCTATGAGTTCATATTTCGACATATCTTTATCCATAATCTTACCTTCTTTCTTTTAAAAGTGGGTGGCAGGGATTGAACCTACATAACAATTTCAAACGAGAGAGAAGGGCTGAAATCGTTATTCTACCATTGAATTACGCCCACGTGATGTACGTACTAAAGTAAGCGGTAGTATGGGTTATTTGTTACAATGCGAGCGGCAGGAGTCGAACCTGCATCTGAAAGTATCTAGTTAGCAACTCAAAGGAGTACTGTTCTACCGTTGAACTACACTCGCGTGAAAGCCCAAGTAGGGCTTTGAAATTATTAAAAATAAGTTAATCAGTTAGTCGATCCTGTATTATAGTTCTTACTTGGATGTTGTAACATAATAAACACTGCTGCTATGATTAAAACAATCATGGCAGGAAATGCCATTGCGGCCGTAATGCCAAAAAGTGCACTACCGATGACTCCCAAAACAGAACCTACCAATGAGATTCCGTGGCGTTTAGACTGAATAAGTGCAATTATATTTACAACTACGCCAATCCACGCCATAGCATAAAAGAATGTAGCAGCTGAATCAGTTGTGTTACCGCCACTAGTGGCATCGCTAAATGCGGAGCCAAAAATTACAAACCAAGAGGCTGCAAATAGCACGCAATTAACAATATCAAGAACGCCTGTCCAGGTATTAATTTTTAATCTTTTCATTAATTTAACTCCCTTCTTAGTCAGCTTTTAATGTCGATCAGCTTATTGGACATAGTTTTTTAGTATTCTCTAGCAATATTAATTCTTATCGTGATTTTTCTGTGTCTGTGCGAGAAGTTCCTTATACTTATTAATTTCTGAGTTAAAACGGTCTGGTATATCTTCATTTGGGTGTAACTTTTTCCAGATGAAAATTCCAATCATTGACCAAAGGCCTGCACGAATTAAATCCTTTAGTTTTAGATGCCCCGCTGTCATGAATTTAACGAACTTATTTAGAATCCAGTACATAATAGCGATAATAATTATTAACCATGTGAGAATAATAGACATATCTTCCTCCTAGTTATAGTAATAATAATTTCTACGTTGTTTTTGTTTGATGGTCTGACCGACGTACAGTTGTGTACCAGAGTCTCCAAGACCATCTTTATATACATGAGTGATACCAGTTTTACTATCATCTAATCTATAAAGCATACCGTAATCAGTTTTCCACCCATAAGCCATTCCCTGTGAAGTTTCTATAGACGAATATGCAGAGCCAACGTATTTTTGTAAAGTTTCGACGTCTTTTTGCCCAAAAACCTTAGCAAATGATTTGAGTTGGCCTTCGTTTACTCTTTTCTTGCTAGATTCGTTAGCTTCGGTCTTATCTTTTTTTATAGCGGCTTTATGAACTTCATCAGGAGAACCATCAAATAATTTATCATTTTGAAAATCTAAGTCATCAGATCCGTACATAAGCGTGCTTGAGTTCTCGTCTGTAGGCTTTCCCATGATAGCAGTGACCTGTGATTTAGTCATGCCAAGCTTAACTTTGCTGAAATCATACTTTTTAGAACTAGATGATTTAGAAGAATGGCTTTGAGACGTTGAGTCTGGTGATTTTTTACTTGTAGTAGAGTCGCTATTTACCGAATTATAATTATTGCTCTCTGAAGAACTTTTTATGGCAGGGTCAAATATTATACCAATTACCATAAACACAAGAGATACAAGCAGTGATAATAGTCCGTACTTAAAAGAATGTTTGGTATCTTTATTTGTTAAAAATTTTAAAGTTCCCCGTCCAATAAAATACAGAAAAGCTATGAATGAAATTAAAAATACTGTATTAATAATCGCTGTCATAATTCCTCCAAATCAATATTTTCTGATAGACCCCGTTTGTGTAAGTAAACATAAATGTTTGAGCTTTTAATGACATCCTGACTGGTCAATGTGAGTGGCAGGAGTTGAACCCGCATGGCAATAAGAAATAAGGGAAGGGTATCCCATAAGAAGTTGCCGTTCTGCCGTTGAACTACACCCACGTTTGTAATCAATTAGTGATGAAGCTTTTTATAGAGAAAATATGCAACTAATACTGATATAATTGCCACAAATAATAGCTCAGTGCTCCACTTAATAGAGGACAGGCTTTTTAAAAAATAAGTTAAAGAATTGAACATTGGTGATTCTCCTATGTTTGATTGAGTTAAGAATCTCTATGCGAGCGGCAGGAGTCGAACCTGCATTGGAAGGTAGGCTATATTTGAATTAAAGGAACCATTCTACCGTTGAACTACGCTCGCGTGAAAGCCCCAACGAGGGCTTGGACTTGTTATGGTCTTGCGTATTGATTGCCCCGTGGTGCTGGCTTGGCGCCGGAATTATCAGCAGCACTCTGGGTCATATATTGGTAATTACCTGGATTCTTAACGCTGGTGTAGTACTTATTGGAGTCTGAAACAAAAACCATGCCAGAAGCAGCAGTAGTCCAATCACCGTTTTGTGTATAAGAAGCATTGTCTGTAGTACTTGTTTCGCTCGCTTTTTTAGCGGATGATGTGCTAGCAGCTAATGATTCTGAACTGGCTTTAGCTATTGAAGAGCTTTCTGCCTCAGACTGCTTTTTGCTTGCTTCGGATTCAGAACTAGCCATACTCTCTGAATTCTCTTTGGATTCAGACTTGGAGGCAGCAATACTTGCAGATTCTTCTTTGCTGCTTGATAGGGCGCTTTCAGATGAATCCTTCTCTTTAATAGAGTTAGCTTTACTGATACTAGCCTTTCTTTTCGATGCATCTTTTGCTGAACTTTTCTTCGCTTTGCTACTTGAGACTGTATCTGACTGTGATGCACTCGATCTTGTTGTGCCAGAAGGAGCGGCCCAAGCCGTTAATGCTAAGAATAGGATTGTTAGTCCTACTGAGATTAAGGTGTATTTTTTGTATGGACGATTAACACCTGTTTTTGTGAAATGATGAATTCCCCCACGAATTGAAAAGTAAGCTAACGCAATTAAAGATACAAGAAACATAAATGTAAAAAATATATCCAAAGTAATCCCTCCAAAACATGTTATTCCCCAATAACAATAATTCCCCGAACTATAAGTAGTCCCAACTCCTAGCTTTTATCGACTTCCTATCTGGTCTGTGCATAAACTACATTAACGATGATAATTCGTGAGGGAGGCGGAAGTAGTCAAGAAATCTTAAAATATCCTGCTGCTTGCTCCAGCCGTACTCCTCTTTTAACATGGTCAACATAAATTTATTGGCTTCAACTTCGTTGTTATCGGATAAAAAGCTTGTCGTATTTATTGCAAAAAACTGTGTATTAAATCCCTTGTGATGTCGTATATGAAAAATTTCATGATAGCAAACACCATTTTGTGTACGTTCATCAATTGTATTATTAATGACAATCATTGGGATTCGATGCGAGTTGTTATTGTAGCCGTAAATATTGCTACCAAGGTTATTGAATTGCACGTTAATGCCCAAGTCACGCGCCAAACCAAAAGCATTTTGAATCCCAAACTTGTTGGTTAAGTGGTCAATATCTTCTTCAATCCACCGTTCCATATAACCAGCTCCTATTATTCCTCTCCATTACGATACTTTTTGGGAGTAAACTTCCTTTTTGCTAATTGTTTGGATAATTCTAATGTTTGGCGCATGGACGCTTTGAGTAGTTCTTTATCCTGATCAGATAGCTCTTGCCCATTTTGAAAAAATGATAACGAATGTTTGGAGTCGAGACCGTTCATCATATCTTCAAGTTCCTTATCGATATTTCTTTCATCTTTTTCAGTTAAGTCATAATAGTGAGATCCTTTTGTAGGAAAGTTATTTTGATCTTTGGTAATGCCAGCTAGTTTAAAAATTTCATCATCAGTAATTCGTAGACCTGTTGCCATTTTTTGAAGAGTTTTTGGTTTGGGAATCTCACGTTTTTTATTTTCTACTTGTGACCAAAATGATGGAGATATTCCTGCTTGTAGTGCAGCTTGTCTAACTGTAAAACGTTTCTTATTTCTTATTTCTTTGATTTTTGGACCGAAGTTTAACACTTCGTTACGTAGATTTTCCGTTGAACTCATGGCGTCAAACTCCCTTCTATGATTGGATTATAGCAAAAAGTGAAACAATAGAGTGCAAAAAGTGAAATATTATCGTGATATGTGGTTGCAAAAAGTAAAACAAAAGATTATAATAATTTATGTAATCAAGAAAGGAGGCAAAGACATGGCAGTAGTCCTTCCTGTAAAAAACTCTGATGAAATCAGAAAACTAATCAGCCTGAAGGGGGAAACAGTACGGTCCTTTTCCCTTAAAAACGGTATTTCTTATGGATATTTATCGCAAATATTAAACGGAAGAAAACCATCTCCGAAAGTCGCTAAGAAAATATCAGATGGGGTTGAGAGACCAATTGATTCACTTTTTTTGTTTTCGAAAGTTGCAAAAAGTAATACAAAGTCGAAGGAGGCAACAAAATGATGCCAATGAAAAGTAAAAGAGCCGCTATCGCAAATAGCAACTCTTCGGATTAAACGTTAATGACTGACAATCTTTACCACTTTGGAGCTGGCAAACACGGTGCCAGGGTCATCATCAGTGAAAAAGAAAGTGTAGTTGTTTAGAAGTTTGGTGATACTTGGCACTAATCCTAGCTTAATATGTTCGTTCAGTTCAAACGGACCATTAATTTCGTCTTTGTTAGGAAAATCGTACGTTATCTTTTCCCAGTTCTTTTTAGAAATTTTTTTAGGACGATCATTAATTGGCGCAGTGCGAATACCCCAAACAAAGTCATGTACGTTTAGCGTTAGTGTTTCACCATCTAAAAAATGAATCGTAGCTGTTAACATTTTTTAACCACCTTTTTAAGTGAGAAGTCTATGGAAATTATTTTTCCACCTCGTTGTAAGGCGGGAAGTCGAAGAAGTCGTGAACGCTGATACCGAGGGTGCCACATACCTTACGGATTGTAGTAATTGTTGGACGCTTACTTCTCCCTTCAAACATCGCGTTTACAGTCGACTGGTTCAGCCCAGCTAATGTTGCAACACGATTAATAGTTAAGTTCTGTTGAGTTATTAATTCCATTAAATGTTCGGAAACAAATTCTCCATCGGTTTTCATGTTATGAGCTCCTAACGATATATTGTTAAGTTCATTCTAAAGTAAATAACAAAAATATTTACCAATATATTGTTGACATGTAACGATATATTAGTTATTATATGGCCGAGTTACCAATATATTAGTGGCTGGAAAGGAGATACCAAATGACTTACACATTAAGGATTCGAGAATTGCGGCAGAAACTGGGACTCAGCCAATCAGCACTAGCTGATAAAAGTGGAGTACCGCAAACGACGATCAGCGCAATTGAGTCAGGTACTAATTTGACATACGAGACGGCGAAAAAGCTTGCCCGTGCATTGGGAGTTTCCACAGATGAATTATCAGTGGAGGTGACCGAGTAATGGAAGTTATGCAAGAGAAGTTGCACGAAATGGTCCAAAGGTTCCATTTAGGTGTGTCTAATGTTTATCAAATTAACGAGAGCAACATTGATGAAGCGCGTCGAATATTCGAGTTACTAAAAGCAAATATTTAATTTTCAAAGAACGGAGGAAACAAAATGACACATCTATCACGAACTACATTAATAAATGCACTAGCAAAGGTTAAACCAGAAACACCAAGAGTAATGTTTGAGGCACTAAGCGATAAAGCACTAGATGCTGAATTTCGAGCAGTAACGGCCGAGTATAACGAGCAAGCTAGCCAACTTATGTCAGTTTCATATTAGGAGGTGCGAACATGTCAGATACGATATTGATTCGGCATGAGGCTCCAAAGGGATTCCAATTCATTAGCGAAGAAGAATACGAGAAGTTCCAAGCCTGGAAGCAAGCACAACGTGGTATTCGTACTTGGAAGCTTAAAGATTTGGCCAAGTATAAATACGGAACTAAATCAACCGAACGAGCCTCACGATATTTAACCAAGCATCGTCATGATTTGGACATTGAACAGGGTGGCTTCATTGATTATGTGAATACCCATAACGGCTGGCAGATTCCAGCAGCTGAGATGATCGATTACCTATTAGATCATCCCGATTAATTTAAATTATAAGTGAATTACATGGAAAGGCTATATAAAGCCCTTTCCAAAATACAGAGGTGTAGGTATGAAGAACAAGTTTGCAGAGCAATTGTCATTGGCATTAGGCAAAAATAAAACACTAACACAGCAGCAGATTGCAGATAGGACGCATGTTTCTCCCGGACAATTGTCCCGGTTGAAGAGTGGATCAAGAAGTACTGATCCACAAATCAGGAAGTCGTTAGCAAATGTAATTAACGATTTTTGGCTTAGCTATTCTGGTGCTCGTGAGAATTTCGGAGTGCTGTCATTCCAGAATGATCGTCAGCTACAAGGTGATATGTTCTCGGCTTTGATGAAACAGAAAAAGGAACAGCGTGAGCGAGAAAGAATTGAGGTTGAGTTTGAAGAAGCTATTACAGTCAAGCCGAGAGATCGGACACCAGCGCAGCAGCTAGTTATTGAACGTTATCCACGTGAATATGCAGAAGAAATTAGCGCCGAGATAACTGATTTGGCTAAGAAAGCTGAGTATGCCGGCATCCCAATGGATAAATTGCAGGAAGTAATCGATAAGGTCAATCAAGAAAATGGCTAGGAGGAAATAGCAATGATTGAAGGAGCAATAGTAGGCTGCGCGTTAACTGCATTGTGGTTCAAGCGTCATGAAGTTGCTAGTTGGTTTGGCATTTAAGGAGATGAAGACAATGAAATTTACATTCCGGATTGGAAACGTGCTTTACAAACAGATCACGATTCAGGAGTTAGATAGTCTTTTTAACACGTTTAAGGAGGTTGAACGAATTGGAAGTACGCAAAGTATCGCTAAAGTCTAAATTTGAGTACGAAAAAAGCTGCTCGAGTATTGGGAGTACCCGTGCAGCTAAGACGCTTAATAATTTTATTTTCGAGTTCTATTGTACCCCGAAACAGTCACTAAGACAACGTTTGACACGGAGGTGGGCCAAATGAACGGTTACGATAGCTGGTTAATTGACCAAGAAGAAGCTGCAGAAGGCTGGCGCGATGATGCCCCCACCAAGGAAGACTTAATCGAAAGTGGCGTCATTGCTGATGAGGAGGACGATGAGAATGATTAAAAAAGAAACTGTGGGCATGACGCTTGATGAAATGGAAGCCAAGCTTGAGCAGGCTACCCGAGATAAGAAGGCTTTTAAAAAGGCCATGCTAAAACCGCAAATGGAAGTTGATAAGTATCGAAAGGCCATCAAGACGGTAGATGATCAAATTGACCAACTACAAGAATTACAGCGAATGGCAATGGGTGATCAAGAACAAGTTGATACTGAGTTCTTTCGCTTCAAAATGGGCACCGTTAACCCTAGTACGTCTCGTAACTGGAACCTTGAACGAGATAAGGACGCGACACCCAAAGAGCTTACAGCAGTCTTTGAACGTTTTGACGATACCTTGATTAAGACGTCCCGGAGTGTAAACGAAACGGAAATCAAGAATCGATTAGCAAGTGGAGAGCTCTATGTAACCCCTGATGGGAAGATCATGGACTCAAACCTTAAGGCTCTGCCAGGATACTCCGGGTCACTCAAGAAGCCCAAAATTTCCGTAAAAGCTAAGGAGGACTAAGGATGAATGAGAAGCTTAATCTGATGCAGAAACTTAATGAGGCTGCTAAGTCAATTGGCGCGGTTCATAAAGACGGTAAGAATAGTTTCCAGAACTATGAATTTCAATCCGAAGGAGCTATCAAAGCTGCGGTTGAGCACGCAATCCAAGGTGTTGGAATTCGAATTATCCCGAACTACGAGATTATCAATCAATATGATAAAGCCAGCAAGAAGGGCGGTTCAAACCACTTTGTTGACGTCATGGGGACGTTCTTAATCACAGACGGTTCAGAGTCACAGACAGGTTCAATGCCCGGAAGTGGCCAAGATAGCGGTGAGAAAGCGGTGGCTAAAGCTTGTACGAGTGCTCAGAAGTACTTCTACAAACAGCTGTTTAACATCACTGACCAGGAAGAAGATCCGGATACAACTGACAGCAATGCAACTGATGGTGAGCCGCTTATTAATAGCCAGCAAAAGGACCGCCTAGACAGACTGTTTGAAGCTCTGGCGGGTGTGACAAACAAGGATAAGGAATTTGTTGCTAAAGCTTATTTCAAGAAGGTTGGCAGCGTTGATAAGCTGACACACAGTAGTGCTAACACGTTAATTGAGTTGGTTACTAATAAATTAGATTCGTACGTTGACAAGGAGGACCAATCAGCATGAGACAAATCACTATTTCGGGAAACTTAGGTAAGGACCCTGAAGTGCGACAAACGCAAAGCGGTATGCAAGTTGCTAACTTTAGTTTAGCAGTAAGACAGAATCGCCCGGATGATCAAGGCAACTATGGCACTGACTGGTTTCGATGTGCGGTCTGGGGTAAGCGGGCTGGAACGATTGAGCGATATTTCCATAAAGGAAATCACGTTCTGGTAACAGGTACGTTTGAAGTTGATGAATACAACGGCCAAACGCAGTTGGGAGTCAACGTTACAGACTTTGACCTGCCAGAACGAATGAGTAATCAGGGCCAGCAGCAACAACCGTCACACAAGCAAGCGACACCAAGTGCTAGTGACCAAATCACTATCAGCGACGACGATCTACCATTTTAATCAAATGACATTCGAATTGGCTTGAATGCAGCAGTGACTGAATCCACCGAACGGGTGAAAGGCCCATTAGTAAGGACAGGAGGTGCGAGATGGCCCGTCCAATAAAAAAAGGAATCAACTATTTCAATTTAGACGTTACTTTTTTTCACGACATTAAAATTCGTAAGATCCGTAATGCCTGCGGTAATCAATCAATCGCGATACTAATCTACCTGCTCTGTAATATCTATGAGGATGAAGGGTATTACATGCGGTGGGATGAAGATATACGGTTCTTAGTGGCTGATGACCTTGGTGCTAAGGAAAGTGCAGTACAAGATGTGGTTGATAAAGCTAGTGCAGTTGGATTTTTTGATAATGAACTATTTAAACAATATCATGTGCTGACTTCGAAACGGATTCAGGAGAATTATCAATTAGCAGCTAAGCAGAAAAAAGATCACTCAATTGATCCAAGATATCAACTGCCAAAAGTTTCCAATGTTGATAATGCAGTTTCCAAAGATGGAAACCCAGTTTCCAGTCATGATAACCCAGTTTCCAAGTCTGAAAGTACACATAACAGATCAGACCAGAGTAAATCAGATAATAACAAAACAGATAAAACCAAACCGCGTGATCTTCGTGACCGTATCCAGCAAGAGTTTACCGAACAAGTTTGGTCAATCTACCCCAAGAAGCGTGACTTTCAAAGGGCCTATGATGCTTATTATGCAGCTAAGGTTGAAGGAGTTAGCTTAGAGACCATTGTTGCTAAGATTAACGAGTATAAGGCTTATTTAAAACTACACGGCACGGGTGAGTATTACACGAAAAGCTTAGAAAACTGGCTGGGTGGTCGAGGCTGGATGGACGAATATGATATGACACCACCTAAGCCAAAGGGTAAGTCTGGGGCCGGCCGTAAAGAGATCATTCCAAAGTGGGCGCAAAACGGCGCTTCTCAGACGGATTCTAATCCTAAGTCAGGTAAGTCCTTGACCGATGAACAACGGAAGCAGCTGGCTGAACGCGTTAATAAGCTGGTTTCAAAGGAATAAGGAGGTATTCCAGATGTATGCAATCAAGACGTTTGATGAGGAGCACAGGGTGCTAGCTACTGGCGATGAACCAGAGCTACATCGCTTGGTACTGGCAAAGTACCAACATGGTGAGTGGCAATTTCCAGTAGTTATTGAAGAGGAAGCAGCTAAGCCATGGGATGATGCAGCCTATCTAGCCAGTATGCGACCCGATCCACAGACTGAGGAGCGTGAGCAAATCAGGGCCATTCGCCGTGCTTACCATGATGACTGTCACACAATTAGAAGCTTAGCCATAAAGACGGGGTTTACTAACCAGCAGGTAAGTTACCTTGTGCATAAATACAGTTTGCGCTTGCGCAACCAATACTGGCGGGCTGAGAAATACGACAATCCCAACGAGATTATTACTGGGCAAACGGTTGATTTGCTAGGGGACAAGCTCGGTGCCCCAGCTAGATCGATAAGGCAAGCAAGCTACTCAAATGGCATTGTCTGTGGCTACTACATTAGCCGGGTGCCGCGAGCATGAGCAAAGTCGTGATTAAGGGCGAATTACCTAGCTTAAATGAGTACATCAAGGCTGAACGGGCCAACAGATACGCCGCAGCTAACCTAAAGAAGCGGTACACGGCCTTATGTAGTGTATATGCGCGGGCTAGTCATAATTCTGGAGTCGAATTTAATTGGCCTTGCAAGCTTAAATTTACGTGGTACACAAAGAACAACCGAAAAGATGCAGACAATATCGCATTTGCTAAAAAGTTTGTGCTTGACGGCTTTATGAAGGCTGGGCTTTTAGGCAACGACAATCGAAAGCATATCACGGGATTTCAGGACGAATTTGCAGTTGATAAACGAAATCCGCGAGTAGAAATAGATGAAATTACGGAGGACGAATAAACATGATTGATATGAAAATTGACCAGTATCATCTGACTAGTGACAAATACGAAGTTAAGGTTAACAGGATGTCATTAGACAGTCATGGGCATTCGGTAACTAGCTACGATGAAAAGTCTGGTATTAATCGGCTGGTAGAAGTACCCCTAGCACACTGTAAAAACGTTGAGGACGCATTGCACTGGCTTCGTGGGTATTTAATCCGGACTGGCAGTGAACACATTAAAACAGTGGATCAGTTAGCCAGAAAGAGTCGTGAAATCGAACGACAGTTTGACACGTACATTAAAGAGCGCGTACCGGAAGGATTGTGAGCTATGTCCGGAAATGCTAAAACGTATCGGGATTTATTTCAAGAAATATATGAAAAATATGGTATTCAAACTACAACACAATTTCACGTCAATCCAGATAAACAGATAAGTGAAGAGAAATATCAAGAAGCTTTAAAAGCTTATTCAATTTTACCAGCAATATTTGATGATACCTTTGGGAGGAACGAAGATGCCTAAACACACTAAGAAGCGTTCAACGATTAAACGGAAGCGCCGGCGCATGAAGGAACACGCCGAAGCAAATAAAAAGCCAACCAAAGAGGACGGAAAGTAATTATGAAATTAAAGATTGAAAACAATGATTTGACCGTAACAGTTGAAGCAACTCGTGAATTGAGCTTTGAGGAAGTTTTTAAGTCACATCAGCTGGCTACTGGCCGTGATGATGAATTGAGCACTGGTCGTGAAGAAAAACATATGTTTACTCCGGAAGATTCAAATGGACTAGTTAAGGATGCTAATACCGAGTCTGAGTTCATTCCGGCAAGTATGCCCAAAAATGGTGAGATGGTCAAAGCTGAATTTATTTGTCCACAGTGTGGCTACGATAAAGTGACACATGTTAAGTTTGGCTTTAACCACTGGAGTTGTCCTGGCTGTGGAATTAGATTATTTCTAGCGTATGCAACCGGTACTCGTGGGGAAAAAGATGCAAATGGGTTTTACTACAAAGCTAATCGAGAATTTATTAGTCATGCACTTGAAAACAGTGATGATGATTTTTCCAAGATGTTTACCCGGTCAGATAATCCAGAGAAGCCGGATGCTTATGACACAATCCCGGACATCAAAAAGTATCTTGATAAGCACGGCATTGATTATTCCCATGCAAAGTTTAAAGGTGACTATGTTGATTTAATTCCAGAGGATTAATCATGATAATCGTCAAGAAACCAACTAACGAGGAACGAAAGCGGGCGTTTGAAGCGTTCGGGGAGGAAGAACATGACTGACACCGAATACGCCAAAGCAATCCAAATGAAAGCCACAGTTGCCAACCTGGAAATGAACGCGGCACTGACAACTGAGCAACAGGCACAAATTGGTCAGGACTTCATTGCTGATATTATGGAGTTGAGTGATCGCGAGAGTAAACAAAAAGCCGCCTACTAGGGCGACCAGTCACAGGACCACTCGAATGACCGTTGTTAGTATAACATATAAAAAGCGCTGCCATCGCTGACCGCGCTACGATTGAATCCGATTAATTTAATTATAGCATAAAAGGTTGACTGGAGGGGCGTCCAAGATGATGAATGAAATACTCGATACCTTGTTGAAGGATATTGATTACAAAGCAACTGCTGATAATGTTGATGACTTTTTTAGAAACCGCGTCCCCATGCTCCAGCGATTATCAAATGACAATGATTTGCTACATATTCCGTCACAGAATTTAGATGGTATGCCAGCCTTTCATGATAATCGTAACCGTGCTGGGGATCGTATTGATCGGGTACTTGAAGCTGATCATATTTGTCGAGAAGTAGCTGATACGATCAGACGGTGTAGCAAGGTGACACAGGACATCCTAATCAATCGATATGTGCGGAATAAACTTGATCGGCATGTTGCTGGTGTAATTGGGTATCAGGACACACAATACACTAAATATAAACGGAGGGCATTGAATGAATTCGCTGATCGTTTTGAACTGTCCCTCTGTTGGCAAGATTTACACATTTATAAAAAAGTGTGATTCGAGTGCGATTAAAGCGGGAAAACAGTGTGATAAGACCGTGATTCATAATCGAAAAATGGGTGTAAATTAGTAGCATAAGGTAATTAAGAAAAGAGTGATAATATGTTTATTTCGTTACGTTTATGGATACATGATTGGTACTTAATCCATATTAAAAAGCCACACTGTTCACTATGTGGGCAGGTGGCAACGTTACAAAATAATGATGGTTCATGGATTTGTGATGAATGTGCACAAGTTATGAGTGATCTGGGGGGACAATACGATTCCAGGTGTTGACGAAAGTCAGTGCTTCAACTTCTAAATCCATTTCATCATCTTCAATATCACTTTGGTCTTCAGTAATTAGCTTTCCTGTTTGAATATTGAGAATTGCGCATGGTCTTTTTTCACCAGAAGCATCTAGTGCAGTTCTTAACATTGCAAGCGTAGATGATACGTTTTGCTTACTGATAGAAATATTAGGGCTTTTTACCTTGAAATAAATTTTGACTAGATATTCAGTATCATTAATTCTCATACCTATTTCAGGAGAAACATTAACTTCCAGCTGATTTTCCATGGACCAAATGTTTTTAATATTTTGAACAGAAAAGAATTCTGGAGATTCGTGCTTAACAAATGATTTAAAACGGGCAACTGCACGAGTATAATTTTCGCGTTTGTGTTGTTTGTTATCAGGCTCACTTGCAGCTATGGAATCTAGAGCGGATAAATTAGGATTATCCGGAAGCTTCTTAACAGCTTCACGTAAATCTTTCCAAAAATCAAAAGCTGGGTTGTAATCATGGCGGTCTTGAATTCGTTTAACAACATTTCTTTTACTGCGTTGTGACTTAGAAGCGTTGAAAGTAAGAAAATCGGTTAATGAAATTCGAATAGTCATTAGTATTCACCTCTAATTTGTTGGGATATCTAATTATACAATATGTTTTATTGAACGTTGGGAAAGTTAGCCATATTTCCTAGCATTCATGTGGCCTTAGCTCAGTTGGTAGAGCGCCTGACTGTTAATCAGGTTGTCGCTGGTTCGAGTCCAGCAGGCTACGTTGCCGGCGGATTTATAAGGGGTGATGCGCTCCTCTCTGCTGCCGGCATTAGTCTTCGTGTTTAACGTCGGCCGTTAAATACGAGTATCGCTGTGGGCTAATTGGCAAGCCACAATGGGATGTAGGTTCGAGGCCTACTGGCGATATAGGGCACTTTGGAAATTGCAGCCCGTGAAATGGAATTTCTAATAGTCGACGTGTGGTTGAAGCACGACACGTAAGACCCGAAAAAGGCGATAGTCGTGTCAGGAAGTTAGCTACTGCGTGTGGTTCGATTCCACACCAATCACATTGACCCAGGCAAGCCAATAAACTGCTGTGTGCTTGTGGCGGAATAGGTAGACGTTTTAAGAGGCAACACAGGATGGTGTTGTTATGTAGGGTGCAAATCCCTACCAAGCACATTATTGGCGCAATCAAACTGGCCACCAAATTGCATGCGGAAACATGTGCGCTGTGGTAATATGATCAAGCATGGTTGCAAAAACTATAATCGTTTTTCTGATAACAACCGTGTGTAGGAGCCTGACATTTAGTTGGGCTCTTTTTAGTAAAGTAAATAGTGTGTATTGCAACTAAAATAATGTTGGATATAGTATGATATAAAATTGTATTGTTGAATAACAGGATCGCCATCTTATGAGGCAACAATACAGGGGCCTGGCTGACGTCAGGCTTTTTTAATACATAAAATTAGGGAGGTAGCGGTAATGCCATGTGTGATACACAGCAAATATGGGTACGAGCCGCCTGAATGGGTACAGGCTGGCTCTCGGCTAGGTAGATGGTACAAGGATAAGAAGTGTCGTGCAAATAAGCATGGCGCTTTTAGTTTGGATACAAAAAAGAAGGCGATCACGCCTTCAAAGAATGTTACTTGTCAAATTTATCTTTCAGATTGTCAACAGCATCTTTAGCCGTATCTTTGGCATCAGCTAACTTATCCTTAGCCTTGCCAACTAATCCTTCAGCCTTGCCCTGGGCTTCACGGGTTTTGTCACCGGTTGCTTTGCCTTCAACTTCCTTGGCCTTGCCGCTAACTTTATCTTTGGCGTTCTTAGCTTTGTCTTCTAAACTCATTTTGTAGCCTCCTGATAAAAATAATTGTGAAGCGTAATTGTTCGAGTAAAAAGGTCACTGTTTTCCGCCAGTGACCTAAAGGTTATTAACTGGATAACCCTTGAACACCTATAGAATAAATTGGTCTTAATTGAAAGTCAACCCAAACGGCATGTTATGTATTAATTTCAAATGCGTCGATTTCGACTGGGCTAAAAACGGAGGTAAAAAGTATGAATTTTGGAGAAGCAATTAATGAGCTAAAGCATGGAAATGCGGTCGCACGTAAGGGATGGAATGGCAACGGTATTTATATTAAATTGCAGAAGCCTGATGAAAATTCATTTATGACTCATGAGTACGTTTATATTGATACAATTGGTTTACACACGAACAATCCAGATGCACCCATGGATCGTGTTCCATGGCTAGCTAGTCAAACTGATATGTTGGCTAACGATTGGGTCGTAGCCGAATGACAATATATAATTCCAATTAACGGAGGTGTGGTGGTATGTAATGGATAAACGAAAAGCGGCTGGTAAAGATTACGCGGCCGGAATGAAGTACAAAGATATTTCAGCTAAGTATGGTGTACCGATTGGAACACTCAAATCATGGCGTACCCGTGACGGCTGGCAAAAGGATGCATCCGTAACCAAAAAGGTGCAACCAAAACGAAAAAAAGATGCACCCAAGGTTGCACCTAAAATAGTAGATGAATTAGAGGCAAACAATGAGCTGACTGAAAAGCAGAAGTTGTTCTGCCTCTTTTATTTGCAACGATTTAATGCAACGTGGGCTTATCAACAAGCCTATAAATGTAGTTATGAGACGGCAAGGGTTGAAGGTAGCCGCACCCTCGCAAACCCTAACATAAAGAACCAACTTACAGAGCTCAAGAAGCGGCAACGTTCCGAGTTGCTGGCAACGATTGACGACATCGCTCACGAGTACGCTAAGCAAGCGTTTGCTAGCCTTGGTGATGTACTAGATTACAAGGTACACGAAGAATTAGTGACAGACACCGATGGCAATGTGTTCCTTGATGCTGATGATAACCCAGTCAAAAAGCACGTTGCTGATATCTACTTGAAACCGAGTGATCAGATTGATTGGTCACTGGTGCAGGATATTCATTGCGGTAAGGATGGTTTGGTGGTCAAGCTGTACGATAAGCAAAAGGCATTAGATAGCTTGTCTAAGCTGATTTGTGCTGATGACAACAATGTCAACGAACAGAAAGTCCGCAAGCTCAAAGCTGATGCTAATATTGCGGAGGCCAAGGCACATATCTTAATTGATAAAGGTGACGACACTGAAACCAAGGTGTCAAGATTACTAGATAAAATTGATACTGTGGTAGAAGGAGAACCTAAACATGATAAGTGATTTATATACGCCAAAACAACTTGAAGTTTTGCGAACTGTACTGTGGCGCAATGATTGGCGCTTGCTGATAAATTATGGTGCGGTGCGTTCAGGTAAGACTGTTATTGATAACGATGTTTTCTTGATGGAGTTGCGCCGTATTCGTAAGTTAGCAGATAAGTTAGAAGTAGACGAACCAATGTATATCTTGGCCGGATATTCAAGCAAATCACTACAAAACAACGTGCTTCAGGAGTTAACAAACAAGTATGGTATCGACTTTCAATTTGACAAGCATGGTTCATTCAAACTATTTGGCGTCAAAGTCGTACAGACGTTTACTGGTTCAATTGCTGGATTAGGTGCGATTCGTGGTATGACTTCTTTTGGCGCGTACGTTAATGAAGCTTCGCTAGCTAACGAGACGGTGTTCAATGAAATCCTAGATAGATGTTCAGCACCTAACTCACGGATTGTCTGTGATACCAACCCAGATGTGCCAACACATTACTTGAAAAAGGATTATATCGATAACGATGATCCTAATGCGGGCATCATTAGTTATCATTTTACGATTGATGATAATAAGTTTTTACCGAGTGAGTACGTTAAACGCAAGAAAGCTGGTACACCAACCGGTATGTATTATGATCGCAGTATTTTAGGACTATGGGTATCTGGCGAAGGCATGGTCTATCGTGATTTCAACAAAGATACAATGGTTATTCCACGTTCGAAGTTACCGGACAACTTAACTTACTATGCGGGAGTCGACTGGGGCTATGAACATAAAGGAACGATTGTTGTAATGGCTGATGATCGAGTTGGCAATACTTATTTGATTGAAGAACATACACGTCAGTTTGAAGAGATTGATTACTGGGTAGAGATTGCAAAAGATATTCAGCATCGCTATGGCCGAAATGTTAAGTTTTGGGCTGATAGCGCGAGACCCGAACACGTTGCACGCTTCCAACGTGAAGGGCTCAAGGCGTTCAATGCTAAAAAATCGGTTTTATCAGGAATCGAGTCGGTGGCTAAGTGCATGAAGCAAGGCCACTTTTTTGTTATCAAAGAAGCGATTGATGCCTTCTTAGATGAAATCTATCAGTATGTCTGGGATGAGGCTACGGGCTTACCCGTCAAGCTTAACGATGACGTAATGGACGCGTTACGGTATGCCGTCTATAACACACACGAACGGCTCAAGGCACGGACAATTAAGAAGCCAAAGGGATTAAGAGGATAGGAGGTGAGCGGATGCAGTATGATTTGAACAAGAAGCGCGGGTCCAACGTTGCGATTGACCGTGAATTGGCTGGCAATATTGAAAACCCTAGCTTTGATGTAATTAACTATGCTATCAATCAACAACAGCAACGTATTGACCGTTATAACATGTTGGAACACTACTATGAGGGTAATCAGCACATCTTAAGCCGAAATCTTGAGATGGCGGCTAAGTTGGATCGTGCAGATGAAAAGGTAATGACGAACCACGCCAAATACATTACTGACATGATTACCGGCTTTACAACTGGTAATCCGGTATCCATTTCACCGGCGAACGGCAAGGATATTAAAGCCATTACGGATGCTCAGGACCAAATGGATATTGATTCGCATAATACGGAGATGGAGAAAGATTTAAGCGTGTTTGGGTGTGCCTATGAGCTGCTATACATCAAAAAGGTGTCAGACGCAACTACCGAGTTGGCAATTGAAAAAATTGATCCGCGCGGCTGCGTATTGGTAACGGATGACACGCTGGATAAAAATCCACTGTTTGGTATTTACTACGTGGAAAAGAAGGACCTGCTTGGTAATGCTAAGGGTTATTTGATTACTGTCTATACGGCCCACTGGATTATTCAGTATCGAACCAAGACAGGACGAGTGCTATCAGATGCTAATTTGGCAAGCAAACCTAAGGCCATTCAACATTATTTTAATGGTGTCCCACTTATTGAGTATCGTAATAACGAAGAGCGTCAAGGTGATTTTGAGCAAACGATTAGCCTAATCAACGCCTATAACGAATTACAGTCAGACCGTATCACCGATAAAAAGAACTTCGTGGATGCCTTGCTGGTAGTCTATGGCTTTACCCTAGATGAGGGCGAGGACGGTGAAGGAGCTAACTTGAAGGACGGTATTCTAGAAGCGCCTGGTAAAGGCGACCAGGGTGCTAGCGTTGAATGGTTGACCAAGAGCTTTGATGAATCACAGCTACAAGTACTTGTTAAGTCGATTAAGGATGACATTCATCAAACGTCTTACGTCCCTAACATGAATGACGAAAACTTTGCTGGGACGATTAGCGGTGAAGCTATGAAATACAAGCTGTTCGGCTTACTCCAATTGTTAGCGACTAAGCAGCGATACTTAACGCGGGGTATTCGGCAGAGACTACGCTTAATGCAGAATATTATGACGTTTAAAGGCCAGTCGGTAGACGCTTCTGGGGCAACAATTAATATAGTTCCTGATATTCCTGTCAATATGGCAGATGTCATCAATAATATTAAGAATGCTGAGGGTGTTATTCCGCAATTAGTGTCCCTCGGGTGGCTGCCTGGGACCAATGACCCGCAAGAGTTGATTAAGATGCTGGATCAGGAAAAGGAAAAAGCACTCAAGCTACAGCAGAAAGCTATGGGCGGTGAGCCCGCCACAGATAACGAGGAGGTAACTGCGGATGATTCTGGCAACGTTTCAGTTAAACAAAAAGCAGGTAGTGAGTTATCAGATAACGGGCCACGCGAATAGTGCTATTAAGGGCCATGACCTAGTTTGTGCTGCTGTTTCGGTGCTTGGCCAAGCCATCACTAATGAGCTATCTAACGCCACTATTAACGAAAATGGTGGCTTGTTTATTGGATTGATTGAGCCCAGTGCTGATAACAAAGTTCTGTGTGAGACCTTATTACACGGACTACAAGATATTTCAGCACAATATCCTCAGAATTTGCAAGTGGTGGTGAAGGGCAATTAACTCAGAATTGAATAAAATCATTAAAACGATTGGTGTATTTGTGATCGTGATAATTAAAATGCTTGGATTAGTTTCGCTTGGATGGAAGCCAATTACAGGCATTTTAATTTTGCTGTATTTGATTTTATAAGCTCGGAGGTGTAGGAGTGGCGGATGACAAACGCAAATTAAGTTACTGGCAACTGCGAGCCGTTCAGAGCGAACAGAAATCACATGATGCTGCAACCAAACAAGCGACTATCATTGCAAGGGCGTACATGCGTGCTCAGAACTATTTGACTGGTGAGGTATCACAGATATATAAAAGATATTTTACAGATGGTAAAACGACGGAGTCCGAGGCGCAGCAAATTCTTAACACGAAAGTCAGTCCGACTGAACTAGTAACGTTGCGGGCTCTGGCTGATAATATCAATGATAAAGAGTCGAAGAAGCAGGTTACCAACTATCTATCACAGATGGCAGCTAAGGGACGTATTACCAGATTGGAAGAACTCAAAGCTAAGAGTTATATTGCTGTGAAACAGGCGTCATCCGTCGAGATTGAGAAGTCTACAGACCTTTATACCAAGGTAATTCAAGATGCATTGGATCAAGCTGGTAACGAAGCGGTTATTGGCGGCTTTGATAGGGACGTTGTGTTACCAAGTACACCTAGCAAGCCACAGAATAGCACTAGAACTATTTATAATCCTGAAACGGGTAAGAAGATAGTGGAAGTCCCAACTCAGTCAGACGAAAGCTTAGAACGCTTTAAAGAGGTGTCTGGAAAATATGTTAAAGCTGTACTTGATACACCGTTTGAAGGCAAGAACTATTCTCAACGGATTTGGCATAATACTGATAAGTTAGCAGAGCGTCTGAGCGAGCTATTCACGGCACAACAAATGAGTGGCATGCGTGAGCGTGATATGAGACAAGCGCTAATGAAAGAGTTTGGTACCAACGCTTTTAATACACGTCGATTAATTCGGACGGAGGCCAACTACTTCCATAACAAAGTAAAGCTTGACGAGTGGAAACGACGAGGTGTTAAGCAATATCAATTGGTTGCGGTACTTGATATGCGTACGTCAACAATTTGTCGGGATATTGATGGTAATGTCTATGAAGTTGATCAGGCTAGCGTGGGCGTTAATTACCCACCGTTACATCCTAATTGCAGGACTGTAGCTATCCTCTATCGCGCTGACAGTAAGTACATGTTACCACGCACAGCTAACGATCCAGTTGATGGTAAGCTAATTAAATTAAAGCCTGATGCTATATATGCTGACTGGAAAAGAGCTTTAGTGATGAAGCATGGTGATTATGGGGTTAGTGTGTTTAAGCAAAGAGCTACTAGTTATCATTCGGATAAAGATCTGTGAGGTTTTTAATTTGACCTGAGTACGTCTTAAAACTACTTAAACTAAATAGCATGCGTGGGTCTGATAATGACACCACGGTTAACTTAGCATAATGTGTGGGGCTCTCAGAGTAATGCACGGGATGCTTTTTTGTGGTCTGAGTTATTGGAAATGCGTGGGCATGGAGGAATTTAATTATGAAGAAGCTACTTAAACTAAAGATGGATTTACAGATGTTTGCCGATGGTGGTGACGGTGCTGGTGGAGATAATGCTGGCAGTGATACTACGGGTACTGATGCTAATATTGATCAAGGCAATGATAAGGACGGTGCCGATAAAGATGGTAAGGGAGATACTCCGTTTAAATCGTTTGCTAGCGAAAAGGACTGGCAATCAAGTGTTGATAAGCTGATTGCTTCGGCTATCGAAACACATGATAAGAAACAGGCCAGTGAAGCTCAGCAGCAAAAGGACTACGACAAGATGACTGATTTGGAAAAGGCCAACTATGATAAAGACCAATTAACCAAGCAACTTGCTGAATCACAGCGTCATGGAACTATTGTTGAAAATAAAGCCAAAGTGACGGCCCGACTGGGTGCAGACGATTTGCCGACAGCACTGATTGCGGCTTTTGGTGATGATGTTTTAGCAGATGATAAAGGCACTGAAGCGGCTTACACTGCAATCAGCAAGGCATTTACAGAGAGTTTACAGCAAGCAATCGATAAGCGAATCGCAAGCAGTGGGACCACATTGCCGGGTGCTGATACATCCGCAAATAAATCTGAAGGTGCAACAGCAGCTGAAAAATTAAATAACTCGCAAAAGCCAGCAAAGTCCAGTTTATGGGCGACAAAATAAGGAGGTACTAGATTATGGCTTATGTATTTGATAAAGGAACAGTAGAACAAAAGAATTTCATGGCATCTGAAAAGTTTGTATCATTTTCACGTCAAGTTGATGATACTAGCTATGCAGTAACTACGGACAAATTTGGTCACAAAGTCATTCCAGCGGGTACTATTTACCCGACTAATGACGCTAAAGCCGAAGGCATCACGATTGACGAAGTTGACGTAACACACGGTGCTCAAATGGTCGGTGTAATTGTAGAAGGTTACCTATTGGGGAAACGATTACCAGTAGCTCCAGCGACAGATGCTATTACCGCATTGAAGAAGATTACGTTTACTGATACTGACGCTACTACGGCGCAAGCTTAAATAAAGGAGGAGAAAATAAATGGCTCAAATTTCAGATTTATTCACGCAACATGATTTAATCGATTTTTCATTGAATCGGCAGTATCCAGCAATGCAAGGTGATGAACTGTTTCCGGCAATCAAAGTCAACTCACTAACTGTTGATATCTTGAAACGTCAAAATCGGATTCCAGTGATTGCATCCTATGCGGCTTTTGATAGTGAAGCCGAAATTGGTAGTCGGTCTGCCTCGGGCGCTGCCATCGAACTGGCTTTGATTAAGCGCAAGATGCAGATTAAAGAAAAAGATTTGTATGCGATGCTCAATCCGCGGACGCCTGCAGAAGCTAGCTACTTGCAACAACACGTTTATAACGACTTTGATGTGCTCAATCAAGGCGTTTTAGCACGAATTGAAAAGACCGCTATGGACGTTTTGGCAACAGGTAAGACTATTTTGCCAGATGAAAGTGGCAAACTTGCTGTCCAACTTGATTATCAAGTTCCTACTGAACATCAGGAAGCTTTGACTGGAGCTGCTACATGGGATAATGGTGACGCGGATATCCTTGGTGATATTACGCGCTGGTGCGACAAGATGGATATTACACCAACCCGGGCACTAACTAGTCGGAAGATTTATCGATTGATTACGACTAATACCAAAGTTCTACAAGCCGTATATGGTAACTCCACTCGGGCACTTGGGCAAGCCGATTTTGACACCTTCATGCAGGCACAAGGTTTACCAATTTTTCGGACTTATGATCAAAAATATACTCAGGTCGGAAAAGATGGCAAGATTACCAAGAGTCGTTACTTCCCAGAGAATCGACTTGTCTTAATGAACGATGACCCAATTGGTAATAAAGTGTTTGGACCAACTCCAGAAGAGTTAGCACAATTCAGTGGCCCAGCGCAAATTAACGCTGTGGGTAACGTTTACGATATGATTTATACCGAAACTAATGATCCAATTGGAACTTGGGAAAAAGCCTCGGCAGTTGCGCTTCCAGCGTTCGCCGCAGCGGATGAGGTATTCCAAGCCCAAGTTTTAGCCTAGAGGTGATTGATAATGAAGGTTCGCGTTAAAGATTTCCCGGTTCGGTATAAGGATACTCGATATGAAAAAGGTGATGAGCTCAACATTGCGCAAGACGCGTTCAATGATGATCTTTTTGTTTGTCTTGATAAGCAGAAGGATGAGAAAACCACCGATAATACTGAGTCAGAAACTGAAGACGAAGAATAGGGGGTGACAATATGGCTAAGCCAAGCCCACCGGATAAGGCGGGACAATTGATAAAACTGTATGCGCGACTGGGTGTTGAGAAAGACACGCCGGATGCTGCGGTGGTTGATGACATCTTTGATGACGCTGTTCAAACGTGCTTGGATTATACCCGGTCTTCACTCTCGACACCGATTCTAATTCAGGCAAAACGGCTTGCCATTATCATGTACAACGAGCAAGGAACAGAAGGCGAAGCATCGAGGTCAGAAGGCGGCGTTTCTCAATCGTTTGAACTGGGACTACCTAACATAATTAAAACCGCGCTAGCACCTTACCGAGTCGCGAAAACGAGGCGATTCTAATGCGCCTTAGACCAACAGACCTGACAACTGTTTATTTACGACAACAACAATCAGGTCACGATGATGAAGGTAATGTCATTACGGCGGGATGGAGCAATCCAATTGCAGTGAGGATGAACATTCAAGCTGCTGGCGGTTCAGTGAATGCGCAAATCTGGGGCAAAGACCTTAAGTACATTAAATCTGGTAAGTATCAAGGTAATCAGATCAATGAAGGTCAACAAGAAAATTGGGGTGTTTGTGTCAATGTTACTAAAGATAGCGAGCCAGATTACGTTATCAATTCGATACAAACATTCAGCACCCATAAAAATATCACTTTAGAGCAACGTAAACGAGGCGAATAGGATGGCTAAAGTTGAATGGCGTGGCAGTGATAAGCTGAAAGCTCAGCTCAAAAAAATGCCCAGTGTGGTTCACGATGCCATCTGGGATGCTACTTTTGATGTTGTTGAGAAAGCAGAGGGCTATGCAGTCAAAGAACTTCAATCCAGCGTTAAGTATGGAAATGGTGAGTTAGCTCGAAGTATTAAATATGAGGTTGTCGATAGTGATGGCAAGATTGTCGGTCGTGTCTGGTCCGATGACCCAGTAGCGCTATTTCGTGAGCTCGGTACTGGACGAGTGGGTGAGGAGTCGCAAAAAGATTTACCCGATGGATTTACACCAGTGTACAGGCAAACGCCTTGGTTCATTCCTGCTGATGACGTTGATACTGACCTGAGTGAACTGTATGGTATGCCTAAAATCGAAATCGACGGACACACATTCTATCGGACAAGCGGTCAACCCGCCCGCCAGTTTTTAACCCCCGCCGTCAAACAAGCCAGTCGTGAGGCACCAGAGATGATTAAGCAGAGTGTGGAGGCCGCACTCCATAACAAATTAGGGGGTAGTTGATGGTAATTATTAATGTGAAGTCAGTAGTGTATCAAGCACTAACGGCTATACCGGAAATTAAACAGGTCTCAACCACGTACCCAGATAATTTAACGGTGTTCCCAATCGCTGTATACAACACGGCACATAAAGCCTATTTTCGTGATGCTAATCAGCAAGAGTTGCAAACGGAATGGACGATCACAATTGACCTCTTCTTAAAAGAAGGTAGCACAACGGCAATCACGAATAAGCTCATGTCATCATTTGGTGATATGGGCTTTTCAAGCGATGTTGGTGATAGCAATTTAGCGGGTGTGAATCGCACTGTATTACGATTTACTGGTGTTGTTGATAACACTAGTCACCGCGTATTTGAAAGTTGAAAGGATGATTGAAATTGAAAAAGAATTTAACAGTATTTGATTTACAACGATTTGCTGCAGACGCTAGTGCCGGGCTTGCCGGAACAGGGACCAAGCTTGAAATGTCAGTGGATGGCACTAAGTTTGATGAAATTGGCGGTATTAAGACCGTTCCTGACATGGGTTCAGACCCAGAAAATATTGATGTGACTGATTTATCAGATACGAAAAAGAAGTCAGTTCCTGGGATTGAAAATACATCAACGTTAGCTTTTACCTTTGTGTACAAGGGCAGCAACTTTGCAACGGCTTTAACGCACAATGGTGACAATAAGCAATATAAATGGAAGGTCACTTATCCTGATGGGATGACAGCTTCTTTCACTGGCTCATATACCGTCAAAATGGGTAACGTTGCTGTCAACGGAGCACTTGAATACACGATTTCGATTATCGTATCGGACGGACCGGACTTTGCAACGGCCAGTAGTAGCGCCGGAGCTTAGAACCGTCACATTTTATCCAGATAATAATTAACTTGAGTAAGAGACGAGTAGGCCAGCAGGCTGATATGAGACGAATAATAAAAATGGAGGAACTACGTTATGACAGTAAAGAAAGCAACTAAGAAGTTTGAAATGGGTGGATTACAACTTGAATTAAAGTTAACAGGCCGTGATATTTTGAATATTGAAAAACGCTTGGGTAAATCTATGATGTCGCTCTTTATGAGTGCGGATGGCGGAATGAAATTGCCACCATTGAATGAAATGCTTATCGTATTGCAAGGTTCGAACCAAACTCACGGCGTTACTGATAACGACATTTTTGCTGCCTTTGAAAAATATTTTGATGAAGGTCATGCCCCAATGGATTTATTTACAGTGCTAACAGACTTATTCCAGGAATCTGGTTTTTTCGGCAAGACAGCTTCGGCTTCGAAGACGAATACGGAATCGGAAGTCACTCTGGACAACGAACCAACGACCGAGACGACACTTTAAGCAATAATTACCAGACTGTTTCTGAGTTGCTAAGTGCTATTTACCCATTGGCCGTGCAATCTGGGATTGATTCTGACCACTTTTGGGAACTTGATTTTGGTGAACTCATGGTTCAAGTAATCGCAAATAATCGTAACCGTATAGATGATATGCGAATGAGAGCGGTAATGGATCACAAGCAAGCTGAGATGATGGCATTTGCTTTGAACGACCCTAGCAAAATGCCATCGGTTGAAGAGGCTTATCCATTTATCAAAACAGCGACTAGTACATCGTCGGATTCTGTTCCTGAATGGAAACGGGACCAGTTGCTTCTAATGCAGCAATCGCAAAAGATTAAGACAGCCCGAAAATTCAAAAAAACTACATAGGAAGGGGGAAACAACGTGGAACTTGAAGAAATTGAACTGCTATTCAAAGTGAACACTGAACAAATGGAACAACAATTTGCCAAGGTTCAACCGATGATTGATAAATTGATGGGGAAGACCGCTGATAGTGCGAAGTCCGGTATGGATAAGACCGAGCAGTCGATGGATGTTTCTAAAGGTGTTCAAAAGTTGCAAGACCAGTTGTCCGGTTTGAACGAGACTATCAAAACTGCATTCGAACGAATGAGTAGCTCGACATCTACCGGGGCTAGCAAGGTCAACCAGAATGCTGGCAAGATGTTTACCGGTAGCCGGGTTAAGGTAAAACAGGACTTACAGGCCATGCTGAGTGATATCAATGCAAAGATGGATCAGGCCCGAGCTGCTCAAGCCAAGATGCGTGACTTAATGAATCAAAAAACGTCCTTGAATACCGCTCAACAGAATGGGACGCAAGGAATTAAAATTGATAATCAGGTTGCGTCCGCTCAAGCTCAGATGACGCGTTATCAAAACCAAGCTAAAGCTCTAGCCCAATCAATGCGACAAGAATTTAAAGCGGTGCCGGACTCACTGCGGCAGATTTCTAAAGCTATGGATCAAAACGAAGTTAAAATTGAAACCTATCGGCGTCAGTTGAAGGCGTTGCAGGGCTCCTATCGTGATGTTCAGGATTCTATGAAGACGATGGGTGCCAGCGACCGGCTGACCAAGCAAAGCACGGCACTTGAAAAGAGCATCATGAGCACACGCGATAAGATGAACAAGCTCATTAATTCCAATGATAGTCTGAACAAGAGCTATGCTTATGTTTCTGATCGTGGTGACGAACTTAAATCTGTAATTGGTAAGCTCAATACTGAGATGGGTGAATCCGGGACGGCTGCTACACGAGCGGCAGGTTCGTATAATCGTTTCGGCAGTGCGGCAAGTAGCGCAATGAATAAAGCATCAGGTTCCGGTAAGGGGCCTTCTAATTGGTTCAGTCGCATTAGCAACGGTATTCAAGGTGCAACAAGTCGGATACGCAATTTTGGAAATAGTAGTAGTTCTTCAATGAACAAAGCCTCTTCTAGTGCTAGACGGACCAGCGGGGCCCTGGGCGGCATTGCCCAGCAGTTGAAGTACCTCCCATCACAATTAATCGTATCTGGGTTGCTGTACCAAGGCTTGACGCAACTTGCTACTGGGATGATGACAGCATTTAAGACGAACGCGCAGTTTGCAAGTAGTCTGAATCAAATCAAGGTCAATTTACTGACAGCATTCTATCCGATTTACAACTTTGCACTTCCGGCTGTCAATGCATTAATGTCGTCATTATCTAAAGCGACATCATGGTTGGCACAGTTCACATCAGCACTAACGGGTATGAGTTACTCCAAAGCTCGACAAGGTGCGCAGGGCCTTTATGAGCAGTCTAAGGCACTGAATGACACGGCCTCAGCTTCTAGTAAAGCTTCTGCTTCTGTTAAGAAGGCTAACGAAGAGATTCGAAAACAAAACGCTGCCCAGGCAAAGTCGGTTCGTGAGGCTAATGCACAAATACGCGCTCAAAATCAAGCTCAAGCAGCCTCAGTTCGTGAAGCAAATCGACAAATTGCGGAGTCTAATAAGCAAGGTGCAGCCAAAGTTCGTGCTGCTAATGCAGCAATTGAAGCCGCCAATAAACGTTCTCAGGCTTCCATGGAAGCAACCAAGAAAAAGAACAAAGAACTCATGCAGTCTTTAATGGGATTTGATGAGCTCAATGTCTTGGATAAGAGTAGCGATGATGAAGACTATTCCTACGATAAAAAGCCTAAAGAGACATTTACGCCGCAAGAAATGCAAGCTGCGCCAGAGTCAACACCCACGCAAAGTGCACCAGAAAGTACACCGTTGCAGTCGACGGATGGTACCGATGCTGGAGCTGGTGATGATGGTGTTAATTTTGGTGTTCCGTTAGGTCAGTCATTCAATAGCGCAACGGATGCAGCAAAAAAGTTACAAAAAGTTTTGGGTGAACTTTTTGATCCAATGAAGGCGGCGTGGGACGCCAAGGGTAAGTCGGTAGTAGATGCGGCTAAATATGCTTGGAAAGAGGTCGGACGCGCCCTTGGGGATGTTGGTCGGTCGTTTATGCATGTATGGGATAACGGCACTGGTCAGAAAACAGTAGAAGCTATCTTACAATTGTTAGCAGACATGCTTAATATTATTGGCGATATTGCCAAAGCTTTCTCACAAGCATGGGAAGGTGGCGGCGGTCGTGGTACTAAGCTAGTCCAAACCATTTTTAATTCGCTAAATAATGTATTGAAACTGATACATGATATTGCCACTTCATTCCGTAGTGCATGGAATGGCGGCAATCTGGGCGAACGGATTTTTGCCAATCTCATTACGTTGGTGACAAATTTAGTCGGGCTGATTGGTGATATCGCTAAGGCGTTTGATAATGCATGGAATCATGGCAACACTGGTACCAAGCTTATTCAATCAATTTTAAATGCATTGAACGCTGTAATAAAAGTGCTTAATAATATTGCAGTAGCATTTCGTAATGCTTGGAATAGTGGTGCGGGTGAGAAAATTGCATCAAATCTCTACAAGATATTCACAAACATCTTTAATACTGTTAGTGCACTTGGCGGCCAATTTGACAAGGCTTGGCAACATGGCGGCGTTGGTACATCTATTTTTAAAACGCTGCTCGGTATGGTTAATGACATTTTGGGTGCGTTAAACGACATGACAGGAGCAACCATTAAGTGGGCTTCTAAGCTTAATTTCACACCCTTACTACAATCGATTGATGGATTGCTAAAAGCGATTAGACCAGTAGTCAAAGATGTATGGGACGGCCTGGATTGGGGATATCAAAATATCCTGTTACCATTGGCCAAATACACGATTACTAATTTAATCCCAACGTTCTTCGATGCATTAGCTGCGGCGCTTAAGTTGTTTCACAGCATTATTCAAGCTTCACAGCCAGCCTTTAAATGGATATGGGATTCGTTCCTTAAGCCATTAGCAAAGTGGACTGGTGGAGTTATCGTTGGCATGCTTAAGAAGTTAGCAGATGCATTAGGTGGGATTTCCAGTTGGGTAGATAAACACCATACGGCCGTTGAAGCAATGGCGAAAGTCTTAGTAACTATGTTTGCATTTAAAGTAACAATGACGGGGCTAAGTAATGGAATAGGACTACTTGGAAAATTAGCTGACAAAGCGGCTACTATTGGTGGTAAAGGGCATGTTCTCAGAGACTTTTTTAAAGGGATTACTGGAATTGATAAGCTAGAAGAAGCTGTTGGCAACGTGAAGACATTATGGTCGCTTGCAAAAATGAAGTGGTCAGATTATGCTGCTGCATTAGCAGATGGTTGGAAGGCGCTCAAGAGTTGGTCTGTGTGGTCTAAACTGGCTGCTGTTGGTCAAGCTGCATTGAATGCAGTTATGGACGCGAATCCAGTAGCATTAGTGGTATTGGCTATCGCGGCATTAGTTGCTGGATTCGTCGCGCTATACAAACATAATAAGAAATTTAGAGATTTTTGTAATTCTGTGTGGAAGAATATAACCAAATGGTTTGGAGATTCAATCGATTGGATCTCTAAAAATTGGACTAAAATAATTGGTTTTATTATTAATCCGGTTGGCACGATTGCTTCCTGGTTCCTTAAAGATACAAAAACAGGTAAGAATATTCTTAAATGGGCATCGAAATTACCGGGTAAAGCCTCCGATTGGGCTAAGAGTGTTGGTAAAAAGGTTGGGACCCATATAACTAATGCTAAGAAGGATTTCCAACAAGCAGGAAAGAATATTGGTAATTGGACTACTGGGTTTGTTGGCGGTGCTAAAAGAACTGTTAACACTTGGGCATCGAATATTGGCAACGGTGTTCATAAGAAAGTTTCTGATGGTAAAAAGGCCGCTCAAGAAGCGGGTAAAAAGATTGGTAACTGGACGTCTGAGTTTACGAGCAAATCTAAAGGTGCAATCGTCGGTATTCGAAAATGGGCATCAAATATCGGTAGTAATGTTAATACTAAAGTCGAAGATGGCAAACGATTAGCCAAGAATGCGGGTAGTAAGTTAGGTTCATGGGTTAATAACTTTAGAACTGGCGCAAGTAAGACTGTCTCTAGTTGGGCTGGAAGTTTAGGCTCGAAGACTAATTCTGGAATGGGGAGTTCTAGAACAGCTGCGTTAAGAGCCGGTACTCAGTTAGGTAATTGGGTTGCTTCGTTTAGAACTGGCACGGGTAAAACAATTGCAAAATGGGCCGGTGGTTTAGGCGGTAAAATTGGTGGCGGTCTTTCATCTGGTTGGAAGTCTGTAAAAAAGGGTTCTGCGGATGTTGCTAATGCAATTATTGGTACGATTGGAAAAGCCGTTAATGGCGTTATCGATGGCATTAAATGGATTCTCAATCACGTAAGCGCCTCCAGCAAAGCAAAGTCATTGAGCCACTGGAGTGTTCCGTCATTTGCAACTGGTGGTCGCCATAAAGGTGGTCCAGCAATCGTTAATGATCAGGTTGGTGATAAGTATCGTGAAGCATACAAGTTACCAAATGGACGAACAGGTCTTTTCCCAGCCGTTCGCAATATGATGGTCAATCTTCCGAGAGGTACTCAAATTCTCAATGCGGCACAAACGGCTCGTAAAGTAACAGCAATGGTGCCACACTATGCCGGTGGTATTGGAGACTTTGATTTTGACTTTTCAAGTATTGGTAACTTCAATTTGCCAAGTTTCAACTTTAGCATGCCGAATTTTGGTGATTTGTTCAGTGGTATAGGGGACAGTGTAGGCAGTTTTGCCGATGGTGTGAAAGATACGGCAAGTGATATCTGGGACGATGTCACGCACCCTGAAAAAGTATTGAAAGCTGCTATGAACAAGTTTGTTAAATTTACCGGCTTAGGTGGCTATCCGCTAGATGTTGCTAAAAGTATGGTGGATTTTAGTGTTGATAGTGCTAAAAGTTGGGTCGGTAAGATTCTCAAAGAATACGGCGAGAGTGAAGGACCAAATGGTGGTGCAATCACTCATTCAATGATTAGTCGCGCACTCGAGATGACTAAAGTTCCTAAATCGCGGTGGTCAAAGATGCAACACGATATCATTGAAGTGGCTAAGTCAGAGACCGGGAATCGAAATATTATGCAGACAATTACTGATGTGAACTCGCTAGCTGGTAATCCTGCAGGTGGACCACTACAGTATGTCAAGTCAACCTTTAATGCATTTGCTTTTCCTGGACATCATAATTTCAGATCATCATTTGACCAAGTATTGGCTTATCTGAATAACTCAGACTATTACAATGCTGCTGGTCATACAGTCATTTGGGGCACGCCTAAATTTGATTGGTTGCACAGTGGACCGATTGGGCACCGCCGTTTTGCTAACGGCGGTCTTGTTGATACTCATCAAATGATCGAAGTGGCTGAACAGAATAAGCCGGAAATGGTTTTACCTTTAACTAACATTCCACGGTCAATGCAATTGATTAAGCAGGCACTAAGCTTCATGGGACAAACGTTCAGTGATGGCTTACAAATGCCCGCAGCTTTAACTCAGTCGATGGATATGAGCAGTCTGGCTAGTCAGCCAAGTAGTACGAGTACACAGAGTATGAATAGTGGTGGCATTAACGAGCTTGGAACAAGCATCGTTAACGCGATTGTACAGGGCTTACAAATGACAAACGTTGGCGGCAGCATGAACAATCAACCGATCAATGTGAACTTGACGTTGCAAGTTGGTGATGAGAAGTTCGGTAATGCTGCTATTAAAGGCATTAACGCGGTAAATCAGAAGAATGGTAAAAACATGTTGAGACTATAGGAGATGATTACGATTGACATATTCACTGAAGATTGGTGGGACAGTGGTTAAAGCACCACAGTCCCTAGAAGTTGCAATTCAAGATATCGATGCAAAAGCATCGCGTGACGCGAATGGACTTTTGCATCGAGACCGTGTCGCAATCAAACGCAAGTTAACAGTAAAATGGGGGCCGCTAACACTGGCTGAGAATAGCACAATACTAAAAGCTGTCTCTGGACAGTTTTTTTCTTGCAGTTATTTAGACCCACAAGAAGGTGCAGTAGTGACCAAGACATTTTATGTTGGTGATCGGACTGCACCGATTTATACACTTAATCCAGTGACATCAGATTATATTTGGCAGAATGTTTCAATGGATTTCATTGAACAGTAGGCGGGTGAAAATTAATGATTAAGCAATCTGATTTAGCCCTCGCTGCATGGAAGGCAACTGAACGGACGTTGGATGCAGTTGTCACAATTAACAAGATTGACTATAAAACGACAGATATTGCATCCATTTCATATGACGCAGGTGGCTATACTGGAGATACGTTTGGTATTGGCTCGAATTATGAAAACAGCGTGACAATTAAGTTTTCGCACTTAATTGAAGGACTTAAACCCGGCATGACGGTATGGCCTAAGATTGGTATAAAAACATCTAATGGCTATGAGTATAGCTCGCTTGGTCTTTTTATCGTATCAGATGACATTCAAATGGACCGAAACAACGATGAGACAACAATTAAGGCATATGACCAGATGTGTCTACTGGAGGGTACCTACACTTCTAAGTTAACTTACCCTGCTAAAATGACCAGTGTGATTGCAGAAATTGCAAATTTGGCTGGCGTGTTACTCAATACAACTGACATTAGTCGTTTGCCTGTACAAGTTAACTTACCGAGTGCTATTACCGGTCAAACGTATCGAAATGCAATTGGCATGATTGCTCAATTTTATGCTGGATTTGCAACGTTTGATAGGGACGGCAAATTAACAATTCGCACGATTACAGAGCCAGATTATACATTAGATCCGAGCCAATATGAACAAGGTGGCTTAACAAAAAATGAAGCACCATACAAAATTGGCGGTATTCAGTGTGAGGTCACAACGACTACTACGGATTCAACAGGTCAGAGTACCGAAACTACAAACACGCTTCAAGTAGGGGCAACGTCAGGATCACAGATTAAACTCACCAACAATTTGATGACAATGGATCGTTTAGCATCAATATGGCAACAGTTACAAAGCTTGACCTTCTACCCTTTCAGTTTGAATTGGTTTGGCAATCCTGCAATAGAAGCTGGCGATTGGCTAACACTACAGGATACTAAAGGAAACAAGTTCAACGTGCCTAATAATGGTTATACTATGACGTTTGATGGCAGTTTGTCTGCTGTTTCTAAAGCAGATCAGACCTCAACCTCTAGTAGTAGCTATGCTTGGCGAGGCGAGCTATCACAATATGTTGCTGACTTAGGTGGACGGCAAGGTGCTTCGGGTAACTATATCTATGGTACAGATACAACTGAACCGCCATACGGAGCTAAATTTAACGATATCTGGTACAAGCAGAACGGTAATAAAGTTGAATTGTGGACTTACGAGCGTCAGGCAGATGGAACTGGTAAATGGGTACTTACTGTGTCGGACGCTACTGGGGAAGAAGTGAAAGCAAAAGTTGACCAAGTGGAACTGGAAGCTAAGGCTAGTACAGATGCAGCTAAAGCGGCCAGTGATAAAGCTGACCAGCTTGCGGCCAAGTACGATGATACAAATGCATTAGCTAATCAAGCACTAGACAAAGCTGTAAGTGCTCAAAGTGACGCTAGTGCTGCAGTTGCCACAGCAAACTCTACAGCCTCGGAATTCGGAAAAGTTGACCAAAAGGCAGATAGTGCCTTAGCTAGTGCACTTGGTGCCCAAAGTGACGCTAGTGCTGCAGTTAAACAGGCTTCTTCTGCTGCCGCTGACTCTAAAGATGCTAAGCAAATTGCTGGAGCAGTTAGTCAGAGTTATAAAACTTTAACTGATGGTTCAACTATGACCATTGCTGAGTTACAGAATGGCCTAGCTGCCAAACTGACTAAGACTGATCTCAACGGATATGCCACCCAGACCTGGACTCAAAATCAGATTAAAATGACTGCTGATGGAATTAACGGAACCATGTCCAGTATCAAGAGTACTGTCGATGCTCAGACAACCAGTATCAATGACCTCAAGGCTGACTCAAGTTCTTTTAAGAGTCAGTTTACAACAGTTAACAATACTCTCGGTAAGCAGACTACTGACATTGGTACCTTGCAAGCCACGTCAAAAGAACTGACTACCGGATTCAATACGTTAACAACGGATAATACAACTAATAAGAACAACATTAGTCAACTTCAGCAGACTGCCACAGAACTGAATAGCACGATGACGACGGTTCAAACACAGGTTCAAAACAGTGCTGTGGGGACAAACTTGTATACCGATACCAAGAATTTTGACAACCCAGCATCATGGTACGCAGCCAGTTTGTGGACAAAAATCACGGATACCTATAATGGACTAGCTGTAATGCAGACAACAGAAGATTGGAATGGGGTAAGCCAATATATCCAAGTTAAAAAAGGTGATGTTTTAACTTATAGTGTATATGCAAAATATATAAGTGGTACTGGAACAAGCAGCATCTACTGGCCACTCAACAATCCAACTGAAGGTAGTTATAGCTCTGCTGCAACAGATATAGGCCATAACACAGTAACTATAACAGATTCATGGCAGAGAGTTTCAGGAACAACAGTTGTCACTAGTGATGGTTATTTACGTCCTCGGATTGAACGAACTAATGGAAATACCAACACTCTGCAGATTGCCGGAATCAAGGTAGAAAAAGGCAGTCTATCTACTGATTGGTGCCCTAATCCAGCTGATAATGCTACAGTTACTGCTTTATCCAAGCTTTCTCAAACTGTTGACGGTATGAAAGCTGATATTTCCAAGAAGATTGAGAAGAAAGACCTTAACGGTTACGCTACTGAAACTTGGGCGCAAAATCAGATTAATATTAGTGCTAATGGGATTAATGGCACGATATCCAGTGTCAAGAGTACGGTTGATGGCCATACAACCAGTATCAATAACCTCCAAGCTGATTCAAATGGGTTTAAAGCTCAATTTACGACAGTCAATAACACTATCGGTAAGCACACTACCGATATTGGTACGCTCCAGGCATCCACTAAGTCTTTGTCTGCTAGCTTTGATTCTCTGAGCACCGACAATAACACTAATAAGCATGATATTAGTCAATTGCAAGCGAGTGCTACAGCATTTAATAGCACTTTGTTGACTGTTCAGCAACAGGTGATAGATAGTGCTGTGGGAACTAACCTGTTATTGAAAACCTATAACCCATTCATTATGACGGGTAATGGTGGGGTTAACCAGGCGACACTAATGTACGCACTAAGCAGAAGACTCGAAAAAGGAACGACAGTAACTCTAAGTTTTGATGCCATTTCTACGGCTTCTGCGAACTTTACAATCCAAAATAGTGCTAGCGGAGACGGTGGGACTTGGATGGGCTACCTTAATAATGCGGCCGTTGGTACCACAAAGAAGCATTATGTAGCAACAATCAAGTTAGATGGCTATTCACAGCAAGGTGCTTATCTCCGCTTAGATAATGTGCCTTCGACAGCTACTATTACATTCTCCAATATGAAATTAGAGCTAGGTTCAAATGCTACGGACTATTCCACCAATCCATTGGACAACGCAACAGTTGATGCAGTTTCAAGTATCTCTCAAACTATTAACAGCATCCAAACGACTGTTAGTGGAAAAGTTGATGGCAGTACCTATCAGTCCAAGGTAGATCAATTAAGTAACCAGATAACTTCTGTTGTAGGGCAGGTCAATACCTTTGGTTCAAGAAATATTGTGACTAACTCACAGTTCCAATACGACTATCTAAGCGGACCATCTTGGACTACAACTGGTGCGACTACTGATATGTGGTACAAATCAGATTTTGCTTGGTCATGGGTTAATGGGTATCAAGGTATTTGCTTCAATCAACCAACGACGACTGACAATAGTGTCTGGTATGCTTTGCACTCTAGAAGAATTGTTATTGGACAGGATATCTCGACTCCTTGGTCGGCTAGTGCTTATGTGAATATCGATACCGTTGGCCTCGCTGCGGTAATTACTATTGAATTTTACGACACTAAGGGTAATCGTATTGGGCTTAAGGAAACGTATAAAACCAGCCGTGGAATGGAACTAATTAAAGTTGAAAATGCTGTTCCTCCGGCTGGAACTGAAACAGTTTGCCTTGCATTCCAAGTTCATGGTGGTGGCCATGTTGCTATGATATGCCCAATGCTCAACCAAGGAACCACTGCTGCTACCTATGTTCCTGATGTTACAACTGGCGAAGACCTTCAGCATGCATATTCTGCTATCAATCAAACTAATGACCGGATCAATCTTCGTGTTGAAAAGGCCGGGGTTATTAACGCAATTAATATCTCGACTGAAGGAATCCAGATATACGGTAACAAGCTGCATATTACGGCTACTACCTATATTGATGATGCAGTAATTAAGAATTCCATGATTGAGAACCTAAGTGCCGATAAAATCACTGCAGGTACTATTAATGCTGCGCATATCAATGTAATCAATTTGAATGCGAACAACATAACAACCGGTACGATTAAAGGTAGTAACTTATCGATTAATCTGAACACGGGTAATGTTGAGTTCCAGGCAGGACGTATCCATTCGTCTGATAATGCAATTGATATTAACATTAATAATAAGTATATCTCAGTTGCTGACAAGGATAATCGTGTATTTATATCTGGTGGGGAAATTCAAATGATCCAACCGACATTATTCTCAAGTCAATCTACGCCGTATGTTCGCATCAGTAACGCTCAGGCGGGGGCCTCATGGGGTGGTGCAACGTTCTGGGGACGTGACTATTTTGTGGTCACTAACGGAGCTAACGATGGAAATATCTTTACTTCGCCAATGGGAGAAGAAAAGTTCGCAGGTATTTCTGGAGGGCATTCGACCTCCGGATGGCAAGTAACCAAGATCGGCGGTGCGGAACGGGGTGTGCTTATATCCGGTGGTCGTGAATTCACTGATGGCATAGGTCTCTCACCGTATATAAGAGTTGGTGATCCTGGTCATGCAGGGACAGGTCTACATGGTTCTAACATCAGTATGCAGGCTAGTTACATTTATCTAAAGAGTACCCATTCAACATCTCATGGCGCAAACGCCTATTTGGCCCCAGACGGTGCATTAGTTCCGTCGAACTCCGCCGCTAAGTACAAAACAGACATTGTTCGATCATTTGAAACTGGGATGGGGGACAAACTCCTAGAAGTTCCAGTTGCGCATTGGAAAGACAAAGAAGAAGTACTATCCAAGACGCTCAATCCTAGTGCTAAAAATCCAGAAACTTACTTTGGAATGATCGCCGATGATCTGGATGATGCTGGTCTGAACGAACTTGTTGAATACGATGACAAAGGGGCAGTCAGGGGTATCCAGTATGACCGAGTCGCATTAGCTCTTATCCCGTTGATTCGTAATTATCGGGATCGTATAACTGAATTAGAAACTAAAGTCAAATAAATGAAAGAGGCATAGTTAATTATGACAGCAAGAAAAGAAGAAGTAACATTCACAAATGGGCAACTGGTGACCATTGGAAACACTTTAGCAGCGTTCAAGCTTAAAGGTCGAGCTTCTCTTGGGCGCACCTGGTTGATCAATCATCTTGAAGACCTAAACAAGCAATTTAACGCTGACCAATTAGCAACACAAAAGAACTTTTTTAAAACAGATGAAGCCGGAGATTTTATTTATCAGAAAGACAAAAAGACTCTAATTCTGAAAGATGACTACACCATGGACGAAGCTCAAAAAGAGTTTGATCAATTAGTTAACGAACCTGTAAGCATTGAAATCAGCTCATATTCTGAACGAATGAAAGCTTTATTTCATGCACTTGAGGACTATCCATATGAGCTGGAAGGGCAAACAGCTCTAGTATACGCATTAGTATTTGATCAGTTCGATAAAGCATATGGAAAAGGGGAATAATGATGGAATTATTAAACACTAGCATCTCTTATAATATAGATGGAACTGGTAATACGAGTTCTGTAATTGCAGGTCTTCGTGGCGAAGTAGAAGGTCGAGTAACTATTACGGCAAATGTCACTATTTATCCGACAGACTTAGCTAAAGATGAAACTTTCGATGATCTAACAAAAAAAGAATTATCCAAACGTGCGGTGGATAAGATTCCATCAATAATTGACTCTCTAATTGCAGTTAATGGTGGGTGGATTTATACTGCTGGCAAGATTTCATCGGTATCCACTCAATTTAATCAGTCTGAAACCGGCACATATGTGAATGCGAATGTTATTGCCACCGAATCAGATTTTTCGGATAAGAGGTTAGACGATGTTACAATGTCGGAGGCGCAGAGCGTGCTGCAATCCATTCTTAAGAATGAATTGCCAACATCATAAATATTAAGTGAAAGATGAACTTTGAAGAGATGGTGAATTGAAAATTAATAAGTTAAAACGACTAGGCCAGTGTATTTTAGGATGCTTTTGACCGTTCAATCAGGAATGACAAATAGGAGGTAGACAATTGAATAAACGTAAATTAAAGGCACTCATCTTAATGATGGGCGCCATTTTTATGGCCTTTTTAATGATCAACGTTACCAGTCAGGCTGCTCGTATGGATATGGTCGATGTGTCTAATAACAACGGCTACATGTCAACGACAGAGTATGTTTCGATGCGTAATGAATTTGGTGTTAAGGCCCTTACCGTAAAGATTAGTGAAGGTACAACCTTCAAAGATGGCTATGCTGCTAGCAATATCGCTAATGGTCAAGCAGCTGGCTTATACGTCAACGGCTATCACTTTGCCCATTATAAAACTAAGGCTCAAGCAATTGCCGAAGCTGACTTTGCTGGTCAGGCAGCCAAAGCGGCCAGACTACCAGTGGGCGCAGTATTGGCAACGGACGTAGAATCGGCTGAGGAACAAGGAATCTTATCCCAAGCGACCAATGACCGCAACAATGCCGCCTTCATGCGAGAGATTCAGAAGTTTGGTTATCGGGCCGACATTTATACGTCTGGATCATGGGCTAACAACAAGATGACCATCAAGGGCAAAACAGGTTGGGTTGCTGGTTACCCCTATGTCATGTCTGGTCAGAAATGGTATACGAATAATAATGCCTGGCAATGGTCCGGGTCAGCTCGTTTTCGGATTAGTTACGGTGGCTTTGACGTCAGTCAGCTTTATACTGATTACTACACAGCTGGTCAAAAATCAACGGTCAAACCGACCGATAAGGATGCGGTTAAGGCCAACAACCAGGAAGCCAACAAAAACACTTCTAAGCCGTCTACGTCAGCCAAGTGGATCAAGGAGTCAAAAATCTACACGCTCAAGACTGCGGTTAAGCTACGCATTGGCGCCTCGACTTCATCAAGTGTTATCACTACCTTACCAGCAGGCACTACGGTAAAAACTGATCAAGCTATTATTCAAGGTGGTTATCGTTGGGCTCGTCAGCCACGATTTAATGGTTATGGTTATCTAGCAACAGGCCCAGCAAGCAATACGCTGGAATACGTAAATAGTGGTGCCACTCACATGTACTACACAGTCAAGTCCGGCGACAGCTGGTGGTCAATCGCTCAGCGAAACGGCCTAAGTATGACTACATTAGCTAGTCAGAACGGCAAGACGATTTACACCACTATCTATCCTGGCCAGCGATTGGTGGTGCGGTAATTGCATACACTATTAGGATTAGGCTGGGATGAATGGGGATCGATTGTTGCCATTGTCACTAGTGTTTGTGTGTTAGCTAACTGGATTTTAAATAAAACGGTCCGCATCCCACTTAACGATTTAGGAAAGCGGCTTAGCCGGTTTACCAATGAAAGCTTAAAAGTACGACAGCAAAACGCCGACGCAATGAACGCGATTGAAAATCGGGTCATTAAGGTAGAAGGCCGGTTAGATGGCCATGACATTGAATTTAAACATCTATATGAAAAGGAAGCCAAAGGAAATGAAAAAAATTAGTTTTAAGAATGCCGACGGAAGTTTAAATGGTAAGTTGATTGCTGGGATTATTTCGTTACTGATCGTTTTGATTCAACAAATCTTTGCTATGTTTGGCATTAAGTTTACTGGTGACTGGTCAGCCATTGTCGCCGTTATTAATACTGTATTAACGATCCTCGGGATGCTGGGTGTTATTACTGACGTTCAAACGGTGGCAGCGCCAACAGTTGATAGTAATGAGAAAATCCAAGTCGAAGCAACGACTAATAAGGTTGCTGATGAAGTGCAAGGGCCGGCGTCCACAGCTGCTGTAGCGGATAGTTCTGCATCATCTGACGCTGAAAAGTCGTCAGAATCCGCCTCACAAGCAGGTAAATAGTAGTATAATTAAATGTTGAATTTGCTAATCCCCTGCGTTTCGGCGCAGGGGATTTTTTGCGTAAAAAGCCGCCTGCTGTAAAGGCAGACGGCTAATACATAAGAAAAAGGATCTTAGCGAAAGAGGAAACCAGATTATTACTAGGTTCCATTATTATCATAGGAATATATGAGAAATCGTGCAACTTTAATACTCACTACTGTGAAACTGACATTACTAATAACTGGTATTTGTCAAAGCTGGTGCTTCTCACACGTATTATAAGGTCATTTCGGGTGATAGTTGGTGGATGATTGCCCAACGAAACGGCCTGAACGTATATACGTTGGCAGCGCAAAATGGTAAAACGATCTATTCAATGATCCACCCTGGTAACAAGTTGCTTATCAAATAAAATAACCCGTATCGGCTTCGGCTGGTACGGGTTATTTTTTTGCAAAAAAATGCTCACGCGGGGCAGGCGTGGGCATAGACAGATAGTTCTCGGGTAGTAGAAAATCAAGAAAAAAGAGAAACTTCGGCTGGGCATGGAATTTGTGTTAAAATGGGAGATCTGAGTATTTTAACCCGACAGCCTCTTTTGCATGCCCTCCTGTATATTCTTGAATGTTTACACTTCTATAATCTCCTGGTATGTCCCCCTTCTGATCTACAGGAATTGCATCAACTGCATATGAGTATTTACTTGTAGGATCATTTACGTTGTCAATATACGTTACCCTTTCAAGTAAGTAAAAATATTTGCCATCGTGTTTAAATACATACCCTTTTTTTTGTGTGTTCTCTAAAATATATATTGCATTACCAGCAGTAGGGCCTGCACCACCCACGTCATCAACGGTATACAATGTGATATTTAATTGATCTCTCTTGGCTGCAAAATTAATTGCTTGTTCAGGATTGGTATAACCGGGCCATTTAAACGGTCCAATACTAAATATCATCATTATCCCTACAATTACACCAATGAGACTCATCAAAGCCCAACCATTTTTATCTGATTCCCATAATAACCAAGCCGCAATAGAAAATACAATTAAAACAATCCATCCAAACATGAGATGCCCTCCAATAAAAATATCAAAACCAATTGTTTTTTCTTTTTGTTTAAATTCTATAAACTATTATATTATAAATATGTACAAATAGAGATGCAAAATATAAAATATTTGGGAGCCTTCCACGATTTGTAAATTAAAAATCTCTCTTTTTCAGAAATGGCTTATAAATGGCATTTATAGTGTGCTACCCTTAATGGTATAACTACCGTGCGGGTGATAAGTTGACGTCGGTAGATAAAAAGAGAAGCGTCATAATGCTGGTATATCAGCATTATGACGCTTCTCTTTTGCTAATTGGTATCAAATTAAAACCCCAATTTTGCGTTTTGGCTGTTGTGATCACAACAGCACTGTTAAGCGCTCATAAAAAAGGGTTTTGGGATCGTGTCACAAGTAAGGGTCCTATGAATTAA